TGTTTGTTACGACTGCCCTGATCAATTACAGTGGCATTATGAAACAATTCAATGTTGTAGTTTTCAGCAGTTATCATGTTTATCTTTGTTGTAATTATCAAGTGTTTGTTGTCTACGTTCAACTACTGCTTGATAGTGATGCGGAGCCCAAGGCTTGTAGTAATCTGTTTTGAGCAACGCACGATGTCCGTTGAGAATATCACTGAGCTTGTTGATTATCACTATACAATAAGGTCCTTGATTAAACAGCCCAGTATACCGGCTTTGTGTTTTTAACGCAGTACCAAATTGACAATACAAATCATTGGCAACTACTCTTGCATTGAGTTTTTTCATATATCGTTTTAAAAACCAATTGTGTTTTAACCTTGGTGGCATTACCAATACTCGTACAGTATAAGAGGTATCAATGACTTGTTGTACGTTTGATTCCACAAAATCAATTGCGCTGCCTGACTCATGAACTTGTATGTCCAACAAACCTTTTAGTCTGGCTGAACGAGCATAGGGACATGGCGGAAACTTGTAATCATAAAACTTATGATCAACTTCAATGTATCCAATGACCCAGTCTAAGATATCTTGGCGTATTTGATCGTGAATCATTTGTAGATGTAAGGATCTTCTTCTCGGGTTTGTTTGAGTTTGCGTCTAAACTCATACATCATCTTAATTCTATAAAATATGTCAGCTAACCATTGCATTTTTGTCTCCTTAATTCCATCCCATGATCCAGTCATCTTTGACTTGATCCAATCTTACCATGCCCCAGTCCTGCAGCAACCCAATGGCAGCATGTTGACCGTATTGATCGCTGTAAGCATCGTGGGGTTTTTGTTCTACTACCACAACAGGACGACACCTAAGAATTGTTTCTTTGGCGCCTTGTATTATGCGATACTCAAATCCTTCGCAGTCCATTTTAATGTAGTCAATGTTTTCATAATTGTAATCATCAAGCCTGCGTATCACAGTGTCGCCTTGGCCTAGACTGTTGGGATCAATATGAGTGTGTCCCATGTTGTCCATGGTAATGTTCATGCGAGCAGTGGTGACTTGGTCACCCAGGGCAATTGATTCAACGTGTAACTTTGTGCTGTTGACGTTCTTTGTCAAACAGTCACGGAATATCGCTACAGGTTCAAATGCAACCACTGATTCAAAACGTTCACATAAATCGCGACTCCACAAGCCAACATTAGCACCAATGTCTAGCGCAACTCTAAAATTCTTCACATAGGTTAGACTACGGTCACGTACTTGGTATTGGTAACGTGCCGGACCACCTTTGGTAACGCTCTTGTTCAGCATCTTTTGAAAGTGGGTTTCACCATTGGGAAACCACCATCCCATAAATTCATTCATCAAATGTTTCCTTTATAATACTATGTGCAGTGCCATCTGCAAGTTCTTTGTTGTTAAATTGTCCGTAGGCAAGATGATTAGCCCACAACTGCCGTTGTGTATCGTCAGGAAACCAAGGCGCTTCAATCTGCGATAAGTCAGTGTTGGCCACAGGACGGGCAGCATTGCATGGAGCCAACACAAATGCTGGTACTCCGGCCAACACAGCTTCTGTGGCGGCAATACTATTGAATGTTACCAATGCCCAGACATCATCTTGCAAGGCCGTTTCCATATCATTGACCAAACGCTGACGACGGTTGGGATTACGATCACGTATTTCAATGGGCCGGTCTGTGTACTGTTTAATTAAGTTCACAGTGTTGTTGGTCCAAGTATCTAAATCAACACCATAAAACTTACAAGGTTTTTCATCTGGTACTGCCAACAAAATTTTACTACCTCGGTTTCTCAGCGGCAATATAGGATGCCGCAGTCGACGCCAACGATCATCAGGCCTTGACACAACTTCATTGTGCTGCAAATCGTTTGGAACTAATCTATGCCAAATTTTAAAACCATTGGGATTGAGCGGGTTACGACGATTGCCTATGTATCCTGAATCCATGTACAAAAACTTACGTCCATCCTCCCAACACTGCTTCATAATCTTGTGTTTGAGAATGCCACGAATTACCAACGGTGCTGGACTGTCTTCGTAACGCCAGGTTTCCAGCACAGTGGGTGCAACTTTTGCACCTTGCGCAAATAATTCAATGTATTCGTCTGTGCCATTTTTACTGAGATAAATCCAATTCTTCACTACTGAGCTCTCCAGTAACTTTCTGTGCGCTGGACTTTGAGATCTCGTTGTAGACTTTTTCCGGTGGTTTTCCTATCACCTTTGAGATGATCAAGATATGCACCCCACATAGAGTTAATCAGTGGATGACCTTCACCGATGATCAATCCCGCAGCCCAGTCACGTTGACGCAGTCCTTCTATACGTAGACGTACTGCATCAAACACAAAACTATCGTGCCATTCATCTAGCAGAAAAATACCTTGTTCAGCCTCGTCGTACATGCGTTGAAATTCTCGCAAGAATCTCTTGGTGCCTTTGGTATGCAATTGCATGGCATACAATCCACATTCACTAAACTTTCCACGACGTCCAAGATAGCAGAGGTCATGCTGTTCTTGACACATTGCATCCAAAAACTCTTCGGTTATCGCGCTGTGGCACACCGTATCAGCATCCATCCAAAGCAGCCAAGGCGTGGTGACAGTTTGGGCAGCATGGAACACAGCATAGACTTTGTGCGAGAATCTCACTGCATTCCATTTGAATCCTTTGCCGGCATCTTTGCGTCGTGATCGCACAGGATCTGCACTGACATCGCCTGTGGCTTTGGGAACCGTGCCCCAGGTCTGTTTGAATTGTACCAATCCTGGTGATGACTCTTCAAGATCATACACTTCAATATTGGGTTGAGTACAATTGACCAAATGTTTGCAACCTTCGGCATAGACACGCAGCGTCACTGTGGTGGGCCAAGTTTGGGCAAAGGTATCAATCATACGTTGGCCGTATTGATTATAACCGGCTTCATTAAAAGTGGTAATTATAGTATATTTCACAGGGATATTTAGTGGTACGTACTCTAGCCTGGTTTCAAAATAGCTGTGCTTTAAATGCCAAAGAACCCATGCAGGCCTTGCTGGCCGGTGCATTGCGTCACGGTATTGAAGCACGGCCCGGCGCCATGGATGCTGATGCTGCGGTGATTTGGTCAGTGTTGTGGGCAGGGCGAATGCGAGCCAACCGGGTAATTTACGAACATTACCGTCGTGCTGGCAAGCCAGTGATTGTCATTGACATTGGTGCATTGCACCGTGGCCGCACTTGGAAAATTGCTGTAAATCACGTCACTGCACAGGGCTATTACGGTCACCAGGAAAATTTGGATTATGATAGACCTGCACAGTTAGGCATAAAACTTCAACACACTGTGCCCACGTCACCAGCTGTGTTGATATGCAGTCAACATGCGCAGAGTTTGCAAATGTCAGCATGGCCTACACAGGAAGCCTGGATTGAATCTCGCATTGCCGCAGTACGACAACACACTGATCGACCCATCGTTGTTCGCCCACACCCACGCAGCACTGTCACAGGACGATGGTCTGGAGTTACAATTCAAACGCCACAGAAGTTGCCCAATACCTATGATAGTTTTGACATGAACTTGGCATATCATGCAGTGGTCAATCACAACTCGGGACCTGGCATACAAGCAGCACTGGCTGGTACCAGACCCATAGTTGATGTCACAAGTTTAGCAGCGTCGGTGTCCACAAGTCTGGATAAATTAGAAGATGCATACACCGTTGATCGGCAACAATGGTTGGTTGAAATAGCACATACTGAATACACTGTACCTGAGTTAGCATCAGGGCAGTGGGTACCAAGAATAGCAAAGGCATTACATGACTGACAAAATGGCCAAAAGAGCTCGACGAGCTGCTGAATTCCAGCAACGGCATGAAGAACAACAACGGCAACAACAAGCACAGCTCAAAGCCGATCGCAGATTGGAAAAATTACATGCCAAACAGAGAAAGAGCATTGCCAACGAGCCACCACCACCTCCGCCCGTTGAAGGTACTATTGATGTTGCTTGTGTTATTCACGGCAATCTTTATACCTGGGATTATGTTGAAAGATTGTATAGCATGGTATCTAGAAATCTAAGCCATGACATACGATTTCATGTCTACACCGAAGAATTTAGAGATGTACCAGCACCAATGATCAAACACACTTTGGTAGAATGGCCCAATATTTTTGGTCCCAAAAAAGGATGGTGGTATAAAATGCAAATTTTTAATCCTGAACATCATCAAGGGCCAATGCTGTATTTTGATTTGGATACTGTAATTGTCAAGTCGTTAGATTGGATACCCAAACTGTCCACTGGATATTTCTGGGCACCTAGAGATTTTCGAAGCCTGTGGCGAGTGACACATAACGGACTTAACTCCAGTGTGATGTGGTGGGACAACACAAGATTCGCCTGGATCTGGGAAGAATTCCAAAAACGAGACATCATGCATTTGAGCAGAATACATCACGGTGATCAGGATTATCTTACTAGTTTACTTGGTGATCGGGATCTACGATATTTCCCGCCCATGACCACGGCCAGCTGGCGTTGGCAATGTTTAGATGGCGGGATGGATTTTCGCACTCGAAAGCACCTATCCCCAAATTCGGGAACCAGTGTTGATCATCGAACTTCGGTGCTGATTTTTCATGGAAGTCCCAAGCCCCATGAAAAAATTGACGACCCTTTAATTAAGAATTTTTGGCAGTGATAAATAATAGCAGGAGATTATATCTATGACAACGAGAACAATAACCGTGTTGGGACAAGGAATCAATGCACTGCAATGCGCTGCTACAGCGTATGTTAATGGTAATCTTGTACACCAAGGTTCTATATACACCGCATCAACCAACGGTATTTTATTTACTTTTGACACCGTAGTTCCGGACATTGATCAAGCTGAAATGCTAACGATTGATGATACCAATGCACGAGCACTTACGTTGGTCACACAATCTTTTGAAATCACAGCAGTCACCGGAGATTTAATTGTTGATATAGTGCAGTCACCAGCTTTGAATTCCGGGGATTCACCACTGGTAATTGATCCTGCTAATTTTGCCTGGCCCGATAACTTACCCCCTGAGCCAATACCACCTGCAGTAATTGATCCCAAGTATGATGGTGCTATCAACGGCACAGCGATTGTCATAACCAGAGGAATCGGAGATACTGGCAGTTACCCATTTACAGTAACACAAGGCAATAAACTGACATTTAAAGTCGACGCCTGCGCTGTTTTTAACACCAATTAAGTTGCAATTTTGTTAACAACCCTGCAAATTGCAGGGTTTTTTATTGACCATTAATCCCAATATCGCTATAATAGACTTATAGTAATTAACAAGGGGTTAATAAATGAGCAACTATCAGAATTTAATGGCCGAGGTCGAGTACATTCGCAAAGGTTGGTCCAACTACGGCATTCTGGAGGCAATTATGTTCATCAAAGAATGTGAAGATATGTACCCCAGTGAGGTGCGTAGAGAACTGCGAGATTTCATGCGCGAAGGTGCTAAGATGTTTGCCCCGGTTGACCAATAATATCCAATTTGCTATAATACTGACATACTAACAAAACGGAGCAAAAGCAATGTCTACTATTTTAGTGCGCAGCGGCGTGTACCGCAATCAAGTTATACAAAATGCAACATTTGAATTGGTCAAGGGTTTCCAAACAGGTCGCAAAGGCGGCTTTGTTACAGTAAAATCAGCAGGTGCGTTTGGATCCGAATTTGACGTAGTGCGTATCCGTGTTAACAAAATTGACGATATTGAATATGTGGCAGGAGAACCCATGCAAACCAAAGTGATTGAAATGCCCAAAGCAACCGCCCCACAAGAAACTGACGAAGAAGTTATGCAACGGATTGAAACCCGTTTTGCAATTCTTGACGACATGACCAAGGCCACTATCAGTGGTGACGTTCGTGCAATGATTGTTGTAGGTCCTCCAGGTGTTGGTAAGAGCTACGGCGTTGAGTACCAGCTGGAGAAAGCCGGCATCTTTGACAAGATTTCTGGCAAGAAAATGCGTTACGAAGTCATCAAGGGTGCAATGACTCCCATTGGCTTGTACTGCACCCTGTATCGCTTCAGCGATCCCAAGAACGTTCTGGTGTTCGACGACTGTGACTCAATCCTTATGGACGACGTTGCACTGAACATCCTAAAGGCTGCCTTGGACTCAGGCAAGAAGCGTCGTATCTATTGGAATTCTGATTCCAGCATGTTGCGTCGTGAAGGTGTACCGGATCAGTTTGACTTCAAAGGTTCGGTGATCTTTATCACTAACTTGAAGTTTGACAATCTCAAATCCAAGAAGTTGCAAGACCACTTGGAGGCTTTGCAGAGTCGTTGTCACTTCTTGGACCTGACACTCAACACCATGCGCGACAAGTACCTGCGTATCAAACAGATCTTCCGCAAAGGTGACCTGTTCCAGGACTATGACTTGACTCCTGAGCAAGGCGAAGAGATTCTACAGTTTATGAGCGACAACAAAGATCGTCTGCGTGAGATGAGCCTGCGTATGGCACTGAAGATTGCGGACTTGCGCAAGATCAGTCCCAACTGGCAGAGTCTAGCAGAGAACACTTGTATGCGCAATAGCTGATTGCTCCGGGGCTTCGGCCCCAGGAATTGAACCAATTCGCTCTGGTTCAATTCTTTTAATAGGCATCTTAGGGTGCCTATTTTTTTGACTTTTTTATACGCTAATGCTATAATTACAACATGGACATCCACAGCGCAAAAAAGAAACTGGTAATTGAACCACCACGTCAAATGTACAAGTGGGCTAGAATTTTCAATCGCCTGCAACGTAACTTCTTTGAAGAACAACCCATCAAACTACGCAGAGAAAAGCAAATTGAAGACTTCATACGCTTAAACGGATATCAGCGTGTGAAGTTTGTCACTGACACTGACTTATTTGACAGCATGACTGATATTGAACGTGCTGACGATGCTGACTTGATAGTGATAACGGATCAACGGTTTAGTCGTTACCCATGTCCGGTGATTATAGAACGCATACGAGATCGCCTGAAAGAATTTTCGGCCCTGTATCTTTGTTTGAACAGGTGCTACATCAATATTGACAACAGCTATCACGATCCATCGTTGAGTGCGCACTATCCCCAGGCCATAACACAATGGCTCCAACGCAGTTTGCCAGCCCATGATGTCATTGATCTCAGCTTGGATTACGATGAGCGGGGGCTGAGTTTTACTTGGGCAGTGCCTGACCGACATTATTTTATTAGGAACAAATGACAAGACTTGTTGAATTCTTTGATCAAGCCACAATAAAGTCTGACTGGCGAACACAGTACATACGCTATCGCTTGGGTAGACTCAAACATCAGTACTGGTTAATCAATAGAAAGAATCCCACAGAAGCTATAATTGACACATATGATTATCAGATTCTAAAGAATTGCCAGCCCGGTACCACAGTATTTTTTGCCAGTGCTGGGCATTATCTTCGCGATATATTTTCTGATATTGAAGTGGTAGAAATGCACCCTGTGGTCAAAACTTTTTACCCCGAGGCACACATCTGTGAACGACGACAAGATCTTGTGAACTTACCTTTTAAGGCCGACAACTTTGCTGTGGTCAACAATCGTGGAGATCTTTGGGTTGATGTACAAGAATTAACCGAACACATCCGGCATTACACACAAGCAATGAATCCGGGCTGTAGGTTCTTCTACAGTTTTAGAGACACACAAATTGTGGTCAATCGACTGACTACTAATTTAACGTCGCATTTTATAGATTGGGCATTGAGTCTTGAGCAACAATGTGGGCTTACATTGGCTTGGTTTGATGTTGGGTTCCCACACAAGCAGCCCGACCACAACGGACAATACGACACTTTGGAAATGCCTGACACCACAAACGGCAATTTAAAGTTTTGGTTTGTTTATCAGGGCGAGACATGGCCGATAGTTTAGACTTTGTTGTTTACATGGGCGGTACTTGTGGCGATTTAATCACGGCCATGATTGACAGCACAGATGCTCGACTTGGAGATCAAGGACAGGTAATGCTCTCACCGGACCGAGTCAAATTAAAAAAACCACATCAATTTGCCAATGATAGCGAACGTGATCATTATGTACAACAAGCATTGCTGAATTATCGGATTCTAAGCAGTCATGACATACAATATCATCAGAGAAAACAGCATCAGTTCTTGGCAATTGGTGTTAAAAATTACATCACAGCAACCTGGGCTGCTCAAAGATTCAAAGACCTACATCAACCACATGTCTGGGAAGAAATGATGCAGGCCTGTGGTGCCGAAACCGTAGGTCAATATGCTGAAACAATGCTACACTATACAACTCTTGTTGAGTCTTTGGCCACTCAAATGATCTGGTTGGAAGATATTCTAGCAGGTGAGGTACATAAACAGCTACAAAATTATTTTCAAACTGTTGATGTTGAATTCTATCAACTCTGGTTAAAAGCAAACACATGAAAGAAGCTCGACTACTAATCCGCGATGAAGTCAATGTCAAGATTGAAGGACTTGAACTAGAGGCTCGCCGTTACCTATCAAATAAATTCAAATACGAAGACCCTCGTGCCAGGTATCTTCCATCAGTGCGCCTGGGACGCTGGGACGGCAAGGTTGCTTACTTTCAACTTGGCGGCAGTACCTATGTAAATCTGTTGCCAGAGATTATTCCTTATCTTGACGAACAAGGGTATAGAATTGAAGTTGATGACCAACGTACCTACAGCGTCAATTATGACTTCACCGAAGTCAATATCAACAGTTATCAACATTGCTTGTGGCCCAAAGGACATCCGCGAGCTGGACAAGCCATGGAGTTGCGTGACTATCAAGTTGAAATCATCAATAACTTTTTAAAAAATCCACAAAGCATACAGGAAGTGGCCACAGGTGCAGGTAAAACTGTGATCACAGCAGCACTCAGCAACGCTGTGGGTGTGCATGGGCGCAGTGTTGTGATTGTACCCAACAAGAGTCTTGTCACACAGACCGAAGCCGACTATCGCAACATGGGCCTGGACGTGGGTGTGTACTTTGGTGATCGCAAAGAGTTTGGACGTCAGCACACTATATGCACCTGGCAAAGCCTAAACATCTTGTTGAAAAATACCAAGAGTGCCGAGGCAGACATTACCATTGGTGATTTCCTAGAAGATGTAGTATGTGTTATTGTTGATGAAGTACACATGGCCAAAGCTGATGCGTTAAAGACTTTACTCACCGGGGTCATGGCACATATACCTATGCGCTGGGGCCTTACTGGCACAGTACCCAAAGAGATGTTTGAATTTCAATCTCTACATGTGAGTCTTGGGCCAGTGATATCAAGACTGGCTGCAGCAGAGCTACAGGAGCGCGGTGTGCTGGCACAGTGCCATGTCAACATTGTACAACTTGTTGATCATGTGGAGTACAGTAACTATCAAAGCGAGCTTAAATACTTGTTAGAAGAGTCGGGTAGGCTGGATGCCATGGCCCAACTCATTGAACAAGTCAACACAACCGGCAATACCCTAGTGTTGGTGGATCGTGTGGCAGCTGGACAAGCATTGGTTCAACGACTAGGTGAACGTGCAGTGTTTGTGTCAGGTGCAACCAAAGCAAAAGATCGACAGGATGAATATGACCAAGTGGCAGAGGCAACAGACAAAATTATCGTCGCAACCTATGGTGTGGCCGCTGTTGGTATTAATATTCCCCGTATTTTTAATCTTGTTCTTGTTGAGCCTGGCAAAAGCTTTGTCAGGGTTATTCAAAGTATAGGTCGCGGTATTCGCAAGGCCGAAGACAAAGATCACGTAGAAATTTGGGATATTACCAGCACCTGTAAGTTTGCCAAGCGGCATCTTACCAAGCGCAAAGCCTTTTATCGCGAGGCTCAGTATCCTTTCACACAGGAGAAATTAGAATGGCAGTAAAAATAAGGGACTTTGAAATAGGTTCCGGCAACCCTCTCACAGTAATTGCAGGACCTTGCCAAATTGAATCACTTGATCATGCCTGCGCTATTGCAGGTACCCTAAAAGAAATTTGTCAGGATCTTGGCGTGAACTTCGTCTATAAGAGCAGTTTTGACAAAGCCAATCGTACTTCGGGCACAACACCACGTGGTCCAGGATTAGAAAAGGGTTTAGAAATTCTCAGCAATGTCAAACGATTGGTTGATGTGCCCACGCTAACTGACATCCATACCCCTTATCATGCCACTGCAGCTCGACATTATCAAGTGGATGTTGTACAGATACCGGCTTTCTTATCCCGACAAACTGACTTATTGATTGCTGCCGGAGAATCTAAACTGGCAGTGAATATCAAAAAAGGTCAGTTCATGGCACCCACTGACATCTATCAGGCCGCTGCTAAAATTGCCGGTACCGGCAATGACCGAATCCTATTATGCGAACGAGGAGTAACACATGGATACAATAACCTTGTGGTTGACATGCGCAGTTTACCTATTATGGCACATAGTGGCTATCCCGTGGTGTTTGACTGCACTCATTCAGTCCAACAGCCAGGAGGATTGGGTACTAGTTCTGGCGGCGATCGCAGGATGGTACCCTACCTCTCCCGAGCAGCAATGGCCACGGGATCGGTAAACGCGGTGTTTGTTGAAACTCATGAAAATCCCAACGCAGCACCCAGTGATGGTCCTAATATGATTCCCTTGGAACACATGAAAGAATTGTTGACTCAGCTGAGAGAACTTCACGAAGTGGTTGCAAAGTTCCGGCATGATATTGTATAATACACACATGAGAATACTAACTTTAGAAAATCAGTACTACGATCTCAATACCTTGCCCGAGCAAGTCGATGATTTGAGATTTGCAATTTTAGACAATTCAAATCCTGCAGACCCGGACTATCATTATATTCCCTTGATATTTTTAGAGAGCTTTAATAGTCCTGCATTGGTGCTACGCATTGGCGATTGTAAAATTAAAATGCCCGTGGACTGGCAAGTGTTGATTGGCGAGCCTGACTTGGGCGACCTTGAGGTATTGCCGTTGACATCAATCAATGATCGTGGGTTCAGTGTGTTTGAGTTCAATCCATTGAGCAGTTTCAGACCCAGTTTCCCCAAGATAGAAATAGTAGATGTTTATCATGATGTAAATTGGTTCGCACCAAAACTAAAGAATGGACAGATGTTGGCCGTGCCCATTACCGATGATGTAAAGCCGCAATGTGTGTACTTTGTCAAAGACATCAGTCGCAACTGTGAAATAGTGAACTATCAACGAGCATGGTAACTGCTGATCAATGGCCTAGGCCCAACATTAATTTTGACACGTCAAATGTCAATATTATTCTGTTTCCACCAGGTGCCGGGGGGAAATTTATCTTAAACAGCCTTGGTGTTGCTTCCAACGCCTGTTTGCAAAACATTGAATTGTACAATCGTATTGCAAGTGGCGATTATACCAACGAACATAAAAAGTCATTTATTTCAGACGTGCTTGCAGGACAAACTCATCGTTGGAATGATTTGTTTATGGGAGCCACAACACTGATGGGCGTAGATGAGTTGATCTATCTCACCGAAGACCCCAGTACCCGACAGTACTGGCAATGGTTTTCAGACATTGACAAATTGACAAACAGTGATCTAAAGTTTTTTCTAGATACTCACATGCCATCTACCTTGGAAGCCATGTTGAAAGTATGGCCCAATGCTGGTATTATTATTATTGATAATTGTCAGGAATTTTTAGAATATAGAAAAGTAAATTTTTATCGCGAGGATCAAGAAAAATACTGGCAGTCAGTGCGCGGTGATTATTGGCCAACACAACCGCCCAGTAACTGGGATGAATATCAGCAACTACCCTTGTCTATACGTCAAGAGCTTGAAACAGTACACAACAATGAAATCTTTAGACATATCCGCCATCCTATAGCTGATGCAGCCATGCAGCATACCCGGCAACAGAAACTCAATGCAATTTTAGCACAGTATCCGGAGAATCCACAGATTCATATCAACGGTGCAGATCTAATGAATTGGGAAAGCATCCAGGCTGTGATCAAACACTGTTACCAATTACTTGATCTCAAAGATCTTGACTTAGAATTCATCAAATATTATTATACTCATTGGCTGAGTATGATTACAAAGGTATCGCTATGAGTGACAAGTTATCAATACGCAATGAAATGCTTCAATTTGATTTGAAGAACCGTGACTTCTATGACGAACTCACCGACGAAGAACGCAAGAAGTTTTCAAACTATCTTATGCTGCGTTGGGGTAGCGCAGTGCAAGGATCAAGCGAGCTACAAGAGTTCTATTTGATTGCCACCAATGAAAGGCTCAATCGCCACTTCTTTGCCATAAACCGTCATCCCAAACTGCAATGGTTGTGCGCCACCACAGTGAGTCCAGGCATGGGAGAGCAAAAGCATCAATGGATCGCTCCTAAGAAAAAAGAAGGTTCTGCAGGTGCTGGCACTAAGAAAAAACAAATCTTAAACCTGTTCCCCAACATGAAACTCAGTGATGCTGATGTGTTAAGTGAACTCATCACACAGAAAGAACTTGACGCATACCAGCGTGAACTGGGAAATGAAAAATGAATATCCAGATTTACAATGGTGTTTTCACAAAAGAGCAACACGAGTATATTGTCGCGCAGACTGTGCTGGGATCAACGTGGCAATTCAGTGGGTATAGTAATACTCCCAACAGTGCAAAGTTCTGGTACATGGATCTAAACAACAATGAAGTATTTGCCAAAGATTTTTTACAGCGCATTGAAGAACTCACCAAACAACAGTTTGAACTAGACAAAGTCTATGCCAATGGGCAGACACATGGCTTGTCAGGTGAAATGCATCAAGATGTTGCAGGTGGCAACGGTACTTGGAGAACATTCCTATACTATGTTGGTCCTGAGTGGAAACCTGGCTGGGGCGGAGCCACAGCATTTCATGATGTAAAGACTGGCGGGATACAATTAATCTATCCCACTCCCAATGCCGGCGTATTGTTTGACAGTGAAATTTGGCATCAAGGTCAAGAACCCACCCGAGCTTGTTATGAACTACGAATCACAGTGGCATGGAAACTCAAACTGAAGTAAGACATCAATGTCGTTATTGTGAAAAAGAATTCCGTCGGGAATCAAGTCTTGCGGTACATCTTTGTGAGCAAAAGCAACGTTGGCAGCAGGAAACAGAAACAGGTGTGCAATTTGGTCTTAGGGCATACTTGCAATTTTATGAAACCACACAGGGCAGCGCCAAGCTGAAATCATATGCAGACTTTGTTAACAGTCCTTATTATCGCGCTTTCGTTCGTTACGGCAGACATCTGGTTGCTATTCGCGTTGTCAATAGCCGTAGTTTTACTGCATGGCTCTTAAAAAACAACAAGAAGTTGGATCAATGGCACAAAGATAGTTTTTATGAAGAGTGGCTGCTGGAATATGTCAAACGTGAAGCACCACAAGACGCACTGGAACGTGCCTTACAGGAGATGCAAGACTATGCTGATGGAAATAGTGGGCTCGCTAGTTACAATGATTATTTTCGCTATGGTAATGCTAATCGTATTTGCCATCACATTAGCACCGGTCGTGTTAGCCCTTGGATTGTTTACAATTGTGATAGTGGTATTGAATGGCTTGATAGTCTTGGCCCTGAACATTTGGGTATGGTTATT